TCGTTTCTTGTCTGCTGCTTTCTCCGCTTTTTCTCTCTCCTTACTTCGTCGCTCTATTGCTAATTCAGTTCCATGTTCCGGACTACACCACCATTGATTTGAGAATGCCGGATGGAACCATTCATTGCATACTTTGCATTTTCGACGGGGTGCTTTAGCCATTGGTCAATTCCTTCTGTCGCTCATCTTCTTGAGATAAGTTTTCTCCGTCTATAGGCATGAGCCACTGGCCCGGGCATCGTGCGATGCGGTCAGTCTTAATTATCCCGTTGTGACCAACAAGAGATGAGCTATATGGCTGTATTCTCCAAATATCTTTTCTATTTTGATGGGGTCCTTTATCTATGCAGCCAATAAATTCTACTAGTCCGACAACCTTACCGATGTTTTCTGGGCTAAGGCTCATGATAATGATCGCCAAGCCACCTACCCGTAACTCACTCATCATCTTCCTCCCGCATAACTCCGTTTGGGTCTGTTTCGATATACGATTCATGTGCGCACTCTTCGCAGCAATAGACCTCACCTGATAGCTGAGCACCACAACTTGCACAGTACCCGGCGCGATAGTTGCTATCTGCGTGGTATTTGGTGATTTGGTCATGGGTTAGCATTGGCTTTGTCCTGCATCATGAGGAAGACAATCATTGCGGCGCGGAGTGGAGTATCGTCATACCTAGAAATCATTGTTGCATTGCTCAGTGCGTAAGGTTTATCAGTGTCATCTTTCCATTGATGCCACTCGATGTTGATTTTATTAGCTACGATAATCGGCCATGCGTCTGCCGGGTTGTTGCATGGATCAAATACAGTCCATACGCTGTTTTTTACATAGAGCATTTCCCCGCCACTTCGACCGCAGAGGGTATTGTCATGTTCGATATTCTGGTTACACCAAAACCAGACTTTCTGCGCTATTTCTGCGTCGCTTAACTTTGAATAGTCCATATCAATGCAACCTCGCTGCCGTTGTCTCTTCCGGATCGGTAATCTGAATAACCATGTCGGCATCTTCAAACTGATACATGTAGGCGCTACCTTCTTTGCCTTCTAATCGACCCTGCACATAACCGCATATCCAGCTCATCATCATTTGAACCGAATCTATGCCGTCGCCTTCCATATCTTCGAGAAGGTCAGCGAGTCGGTCTGCGTAGTCGTCATCTAGTGATGTAATCATTGCCAAATCCTCGATTGAAATTTCTTGTCCACTCTCGGCTCACGCTCGCTATACGGAAGATACGCAGCTACCACCCAAAGCCTTGGGTCGGCGCTTAGTGTCTTCTTTGTCTGGATATTGCGAGAGTTGTAGCGGGAGATGAGTTCGTTTGCTTCGGTGGTGGTTAAATCAGTGTGATGAAACCATTGCATTTTCATTCCATTAGGATTCCTCAGAAAAATGAGTAGAGCTGATTCAGTATGTTCTGGTCTTTCGTCTTACCAAAAACATGCTTGATGGCTGCGTTAATCATCGCGCTATAGCAACGCTCGAATTCATCCGCTTCCATGCTGGCGTATGCCAGGCTCTTTGCTTCCGTTCTCACATCACCGTTTAATCTCACCGTCTGCTCGTAGAATCCAGCGAGTATCGTCAGGTCTTTTCGGAACCTGTCAAATTGGGTGGATTCGTCCACATGCTCAAGGCCGGCACGATTAGCGCACCAATGAGAGAAGCAGAAATTGAAGAAGGCGAATATCTTTCGGTGGAAAGCTGGGTTGCGGGTTAACTTGAACTCGGCGGTGTACATCTCACCATTTTTGAACTTGGTAAGGCGGGGTAAGTCATGCTCAAACGCCGGAGCGAATACTCCCCCTGCGGTCTTGATCATCTCGATTTGCATTGCTCATCATCTCATTCCATGCATCAATACATTCTTGGTGAGTTTTACGCGTAACTTTTATCTCTGTTTGCCCGTCTTCACACCAATGACGTAGGTATGCTTTTAGGATTATGTAGCGCTGTCCGGTCCAGTGCTTTGTTTCATCAAGACTTGCTGTTCCTGCTCCGCAAAATGGACATGGCTCTAGATAGCTCATACTCACTCCTTAACCTTGATTCCAGCGGCGCGGATAACCTCTTCAATCTCCCATCCAGCGTGCACCGGATAGCGATCTGAACCGTCACAACATTTATCCTTTTCGCTATAAGAAACGGCGACATCATCCCAATAATCGTCTGGTGCATGACCGGCCTGAATCCAAATGAGATGCGCATGTGGCTTTGGAAGCTCAATTTCTATTGCTGCTCTGCTATCTATCCACGCCTGCCATGAGTTATGTAGGTCTGGGCTGTTCAGGTAATCACCCAGCATTCGCTTATTAACAATTTCGTCTATTGAGATATTGAATTGCTTTGATGCCCATTGCTCGAAAGTCTTTCTTGATTCGTCCATATTCCTCTCCATCACTTTGACTTGATACGCGTCAGCTCATTGCTCAACTCTTCAATGCGTTGATTTTTGAACTTGAGCAGATGCTGCAAATCACATACAGAATTTGCTAACGAGTTATTGGCTGCCATGCAGATTACCACCCATTGTTCGGGAGTGAATTCTTGCCTGCTTTCACCCTGCCTGAGGACATGGCTGTTAGTGCTTGGCTCGTAATAAAAATACGCCTCTATCATCATTCCTCTCCTGTCAGCTATGTGATGGGGTGTTAGCGCCCACGGTTTTCTTTGTAAAGCGTGTCGCAGATTTTTTGATATTCCTTTTGAAACCAGTCTCGATTGTCATTGTAATTTCGACCGACTGCCTGAATTTTTGTACAAGAAAGATTTGTTGCCGCATTAATCAGTGCGACCTGAACATCAACGGGTAACTCTGGAAATTTAGGTTCACTCATACCATTACCTCTTAGTCAGATGCGCCATAATAAAAAGGCCTACTGTGATGAGTAGGCCTGTGATTAGTTCTGTGATGTAGGGTGTCATGCACCAATCCTCATAGTTTCTTTCCTCGCATTGAAATCATTAGCTGTGATTCCTTCTTGGATGCAATTAGCGAATACAATTTCACCATCAAGACAGCGGACCCACCGCCAATTAATAAACATGCGATCAGATACGTTTTTTGACGGACCAACTGGAACATCTGCTGGAAACTCTGCGTAATGTCTAATCAGATATTCCATTGCGTCTTCACGAATAACTGCGTCTTTGTAATCCATTATCCCCTCCAGTCTGTTTTCGGCGCTTCCCGCTCATTGTCAGCAAAACGCTTAGCGGCTTCCTGTTGGTCAATATTGACGAAGTGACCATTCTTCCAGCCCATGTAGAAAGTCTGAGGCTGACCAGAGCGATACTTTCCAACGATGATTTCTGCGATTCCCTTCATGTTGCTGTTGTCGTTGTAAACCTCATCTCGGTATGGGAAGAGGATTACGTCTGCGTCCTGCTCGATAGCGCCTGAGTCCTTCAGGTCTGACAGATTTGGGCGCTTATCCTGACGACCCTCTACGCCGCGGTTAAGTTGCGATAGTAGGATTACAGGAACTTTGTTACGCAGAGTGAATTGCTTAAGCTTGCGAGTTATCTCAGCGATGGCCAGGTCGTTACGGTCTGCCTTCGGTTTCTCAATAAGACCGAGGTAGTCGATGGCCAGGAAGCTAAGTCCTCCATCCATGTTTAAACGCTCAGCGTGTGCTATGCACTCATCCACTGTAAAAGCGCCATCGATAACGTAGTTATCCTCTTCCAGAAGAGTTCCTGTTGCAGCAGTAAGTCGCGTGTAGTGCTCCTGAATCATTCCTAAAGGGTTACGCAACGTGCCTACTGACAACCCGGCTCGGTCTGCGACATGACGTTCAACGACCTGCATATCTGACATTTCCATCGAGATAAGCAATCCCTTACCTTTCTGCCGGCCAATGGAGTTTGCGATATTGATAGCCAGCTCTGTCTTACCCATACCAGGACGGCCGGCAATGATGATCAGGTCTGTTCTATCAAAACCTCCGTAAGCTTCATCCATCGGTTGAATACCGGTACGGAGATACATACCAGATTCCTCACCGCGCATGCGGTTCTCCAGAACAGTCATGTAGTCGTCAAGTAAATCACCGATTCGGCGCGGTAACTTGTCGTTGGTCTCAAACTGAAGCTTGGCCAGTATTCCGCCTACCTCTGCAATTCTGTCGTTGATGTCATGCGTGCCAGCCGATGCAAGAATGCCGGCCGCACGTTTTAAGTCAGCTTCGCCGCGACGCAACATCCAGCACTGACGAACTCTTTTAGCCCACCCGCGGATATTTGCAGCTGATGAGCACTTAGTGGCAACCTCAAGAACGAAGTCCTTCGTGGTGGTTGGTACAGCGTCCTTCACAGTGAACATGTCCACGGGCTCAGCCTTGTTCAGCAGGGTAATAATCGCCTGATACATGCTGCGCAGGTGGAAGTTTTCGAAGGCATCAGCAGGAAGCTTACCCGCTATTTCTCGGCAGTCGATATGGTCACCCTTGACCATCATCGAGCCTACCAGTTGGTGTTCAAAGTCGTAGCTGTCCATCAGTTACCGGCTCCTAAAATCTGGTCAATCTTCTCTTGTCGGAGTGCTGTCTCAATCCCGTATTTAGTTCCTGTTGGGTTATCACCGCAGGCCCAGCGCGTTGGCTGATACCCATGTTCGATATAGCCGTTCAGGAAGTTGTCTATGTCGTTTGGTTCCTTGCCAAGCTCCTTGCACTGCTTCAGGTAGGATTGCCACAGTCGCTTAATACCAGCCTCAGTTGAGGTGGTGATGCTTCTCACTGTTGGAATGCCAAACTTCTGTGCTTTGCAGTTCCAGGTGTTCTTGAAGCGCTCGCGATCGAACTCTGGAATTGCAGAACGTGGATTTGTTTTCTTGGCACGAGGGTTTGTGCCTTTCTGACGGGGTGTTAATTTTTCATCACCAGACAAGCCCACTTCGTGGGTTTGGGTATTTGTATTTATTGTCTTTTGTATAGTGTCTTTTGTGTCCCCCTG